GATAAAGCTGGTAATGGTTATGCAGTGGTACGATTCTTACCTGCTAAAGAAGGCGAAGATCTTCCCTGGGTTCGTTATTGGGATCACGGATTTAAAGGTCCTAGCGGTCTTTGGTACATCGAAAATAGCCGAACTTCAATTGGACAAGATGATCCTGTTAGTGAATCAAATGGTTTACTATGGAACTCTGGTCGTGATGAGGATAAAGCATTAGCCCGTGATCGTAAGCGTAGGTTACATTATGTAAGTAATGTGCTAGTCGTATCTGATCCATCTAATCCTCAAAATGAAGGTAAGGTATTTGTATACAAGTTTGGTAAAAAGATCTTTGATAAAATCATGGATGTAATGCAACCACAATTTGCAGATGAACAACCAGTAAATCCATACGACTTCTGGGAAGGTGCTGACTTTAAGATTAAAATTCGTAAAGTCGAAGGTTGGGTAAACTATGATAAGTCAGAGTTTGCACAGGCTGCTCCTCTTATGGGTGGTGATGAAGAACAACTTGAAGGTGTATATAATAAACTACACTCTTTAAATGACTTCATTGACCCTAAGAACTATAAGTCATATGATGAACTTAAAGCTAAGATGAATAAGGTACTAGGCGTTGATGCTGGTCACATCTCTATGGATAATAATTCCATGATGCAATCAGCTCCAGTTGTTGAACAACCAACAATGGCAGCGACTGAATCTGTATCTATGAGTTCTAGTGATGAAGCTGAAGAGGATACTTTGTCCTACTTTGACAAGCTAGCTCAACAGGGCTAACTTAAATAGGCAACGGTGAAGTCTATAAGGATTGGGAGTAACCTGGTCGAAGAGCCATAACAAATATAATAATAAGAAAGAAGGATGTATATCCTTGTTGTAATCTTTAAAGGGACTCTTCGGAGTCCTTTTTTTTATTTCCTAGGATTATAATCCGGATTTCTTTTTCCTACTAATACTAATTCAGGTATCAGTTCTTTTTTGCCATTATTTTTTTCAACTTCAATAATATTACCCGTCTCAATCCATTTGGATGTCCAGTATACAACAGGACTACTATCCATAAGCATTTTGAAGAGTATCGTTAATTCTATTTTTAGGTTGACTATTGATTATAGTTGTGGTAACATTAGACTTCTTACTATTATCGGCCACAGCTACTGTACTACCTTGAGCCGCTGCTTGTGGCATTCTTAATTCTATATTTTCAGCTGATATAGTGATGATCTTATTACCAGATTGAGACTCTTCAGCTTGCATTTGAGAACCTGAACCAGATTGTAATTGTAATACATCACGTACTCTATTAATATTACTAACAGCTTTATCAACATCACCTGTAAGATTAGCAAGACCATCAGTTTCAAAGTTTGTACCTTTGGTCAATTTACCACCCTGTAATACAGTTTCTAAGAGCTTGGTATATTCTACCATTTCTTCAATTGCATCATCCATATCAATTGATATATCACCCATCGTACTCATTCTTTCAAATACATCAGCAAACGCACTAAATGCATTTGCACCAGCAGTAATAGTATCTGCCTTTTCGCCTACTTCTATAGCTTGTTCTACAGGACTCTTAGATCCAGTAAAGAATCCAACAATAGAAGACCCTAGGTCAGCAAGAGCATTGACACCTTTACCTGCACCAAATGCAGTTAGACCAGCACCTAGGGCAGCAAGAGATCCAGTAGCCGCTAGTGTTCTTTCTATATCAGCGCTATCGCCAATAGTTAATAGTGTATCGACTTCGCGTTTAATATCTTCAGCAAAATTATCACCAGCTGTAAATTTAGTAAGAGCATCTGCAGCTCCAGCGCTGCCTTTACCTATTGCAAATGCAACTAAACCGGCTGATAGAGCTGTCATAGTTCCTACAAATCCACTAACATCGCCTTTAGCACCCGTATCAATTGATAGTAATGTTTCTACTTCTTTCTTAATATCAGCAGCAAAGTTATCGCCCTGAAATGTTGTTATTGCGTCACCAACACCAGATCCAGCTTTACCTATAGCAAACGCTGATAAGCCTATTCCTAGGCCTGTTAATGTAGCAACTAAACCGGCTGTATCTTTAGCTGATGCAGTATCTATTGATAATAGAGTCTCTACTTCTTTCTTAATGTTATCAGCGAAGTTGCCTTCACTAAATGATGATATTGCAGTACCAACACCGTCTGCAGCTTTACCTATACCAAATGCAGCCAGTCCAATTCCTAGACCAGTTAATGTTAAGCTTACAGCAGCAGCATTTCCACCCATGCCTGGTATATCACCAATAGATAATAATGTTTCTACGTTATCTTTAATATCTTGTGGCCAGTCGTTACCTTCAGAGAACTTAGCAACAGCTTTTGATGCGCCTTCGCCTATAGTAAATGCAGCTAAGCCAACGCCTAAAGCCAGCATTGTAGCAGAAACTGCTGCAACATTACCTACAGTCATTCTATCAGATTCAGCCATTGACAATAGATCATCAACGTTTTCTTTAATCTTTTTAGTGTCTAACTCTTCCATCTTGCCCATAGCATATGTAAGACCAGCTGCACCTATACCTACACCTGCAAGTAATGCGCCAGCGGCCATAGCAGCTCCGCCCATCATACCACCGAGCTTGCCCATCATACCAGGACCAGATTTACTATCCGACTTACCGTTATCGTTAACTACTATACCACCATCTAACGACGCTCTAATATCTTCGAATAAAGATAATCTTTCCATCTCTCCTTCTGCATCAGAAAGCCTATTAGCGTCCATAGCCTCAAAGAAGTTTTCAAATACTGTTGATATACTCTTATTGGTCTCAAGAGCAGATGTTTGCAGTTTCTTCATTTCCAATAAATGACGTCGTGTATTTCTACCATCACGTTCAATCTCAATGGTTGACTTATTATTAGCCGCCATTAAATCGATTAGTTCTTGAAATTGCCCTGTGTTATCATCTGCCATGAGTGTCTACCTTTATTTTTTGTTAAATGCCTGAGCCCCAAAGAATGCTGCAACAATACCAGCAACAGCTACAAAATATGTAGGTGCCATACTACCTAGAGTTGCTTGCGCTTGGTCTAGACCAGCTAATGATGCTAGTACTACAGCAAAAGGATACAGTAACATACCACCTAGCGCAAACCAAGCCATTGATCTTTGTGCATCTCGCATAGCATCTTGATCATCAAGCTCTTTACGTTTAAACTCAAGGTACATAGCTTCTTCTTCTTTGGATACCTTACCATCACCGTTGCTATCTGCTGGGTGATGTACTTTTGTTTCTTCTGTCATTATCGATTCCTCTGTTTCATTTTTCGATTTTCTTCTTCAATATATTGGTGTAATAGACTAACGTATATTTGCCTTTCCCATGGTAGCATATCTTCCAATTCTGTCAAGCTGTACTTATGATGTTGTACTAATGCAAAGTTTGTCTTATAATAATTGGTTAAGCTTTCGTGCGAAAGGCCTATGAAAAAAAACTTTGCAGACCCTTTAACTCAATCTCATTCTCTTCTTTGCATTGGTGACATATCAACTTAGTCTTATACTCTACAGCTGGAATGTCTTGAAAGAATTCTTGCACCTTTTTAAACTGTGCTGAATTTAAGTTGTCAATAAAATTAACTAATTCATCTTTACCCATTTCATCTCTATTGTATACTGCATCTGCATCAAATATACTTTCAATGCATTCCATTATTAGATCCATTAAACCTTCAACTGAGTTTAACTTTGTTGCATCAATGCTACCAAATGTCTTAACTGAAGGCCACTTCATTTTAAGACCTACTTCATCATTTATCATTACAACATTAGTTTTATCACTAATATTTGTCATCTTAACATTATTAACATTAACAACAAGTGGATTTAACGTATCGCACTTATCGCACTTAAGCTGTAATTCCATATCCTCACCAACTGATTTACCTCTTAGTTGTAAGAACAAATATTCTATATCAAATGTTGTTAGATCATCAATGTTTTCAATTGAATAACACGAACTAATAACATTCCGTACTGATTGTGCAATTTGTCCAGGGTCACTGGATTCTAATGCTATCATTAGGACCTTTTCTTCTTTTACTAAGTAAGGTCTCATATTTAGTTTTGCACCTGTTGACGGTAAATACACGTCATACATAGGTACGTTAATCTTGGGTAAAGCCATTCTATTCTCCTAATTATAAAAAATTATATTAAATCATATTAACCAAGAAGCGAATTGAGAACCGTTCCTGCTGTTGAGAACGCGGTATCCACAATATCTTCTGGTACGTAGTTTTCGTAACTCATTGTCACTGTCATTTTCTGAACGGTGTTTTCACTGTTGTTGTCCAGATTAATTGCACTGATTGTTGTAGGGAATGCACCCTCCAGTTTTACAGCATAAACTGGGATATTGTTTTGATCTAACTGTTGTATAACAATATCTGTAACGAAATCTTTTTTGTATCCTGCCCTATAATTTTCAACATCGAATATACCAGTAGACCACGCATCAAACATCTTTTTGATATAGTAATCATTAGTAAGAAGAAAGGTCATACTGATATCTTCATTGATAACCGAGTATGGGATCTTAATTGCTTGTCGTTCAGCAATATAGTCTATAGTACTAATTTGCCTACCAGGAAAGCTAACAGCTTCGCATAGTAATGCAATATCTCTTGGATCTGGTATAAGATTTTTTGGTGATCCACCACTAATAGCGTTCTTTGCAAGGTCACCAATCAAACTACCAATATCCTGATTAAGTAATGACCTAACACTGTTGGCTGTAGGAGGAGTAAAGAATATTTGAAAGCGATTTTGCATTGCAAGACCACCCTTCTTAGATATTACTGCTTTAAGGTTGTCTATACTGTTCATGATGCGTATTGTTTCCTTGAGTATCTCCAAACAGATTCGGCTTTAACACCTTTGAACTGTTCTGTTGGTAAGAATATTGCAATAGGCCATTCAGTCATAGGCACACGTACTATACGT